AAGTTGCGCAATGCAAAAACTGGGATCGTTTGATTCATCGCCTTCAGCTATTGTGTGAATGAGGGCGATTATTTCGTTTAGATCATTGCTATATTCCATTATCGCCACTCTCCTAATCTTTCTAGTGTTTTTCTGACCTCTTCGGCAACGGCTCGCGATACATTTACGGTAACGGCATTTCCAAACTGTTTATATGCCTGTGCATCAGATACCGGGATGACAAAATCATCAGCAAAGCCTTGTAATCTGGCACACTCCCTAGGAGTCAATCTGCGGATGCGTCCATTTTGAGTAACATAGTTGTCCTGGCAAGCGCGATGCATCTTTGCCATAGTGGCACACAACGGACGAGCGATGGGAAGGTCAATTTCGGATTTTGCCTTATACCCACCTGTGCCATCGGAAAGAATCGTTGGGATGATTCGCTCTGAAAGGAAATACTTATCCGGCACATCTGTTTCCAGTAAATCGTGCAGCGTTTTATCCAGGTTAATCTCTTGAGGAATATCAAAAACGGCATCTTCATTTGCAAAACAAACAATGAAAGTTCTATTTCTTGTTTGTGGTACTCCGTATTTTGCGGAGTTCAAAATCATAGAATGCATTTTATATCCGAGATCTTTCTGTAGGATCTTTGATATTGTGGCAAAGGTTTTTCCACCGTTGTGGGTTTTGAGCGTTCGTACATTCTCAAGAATAATCGCTCTCGGCTTTTTGCCGGCTTTAATCTTAGCATCAATGATTTCTGCTATTCTAAAAAACAAGGTGCCACGTGCATCTTCAAAGCCCAGTTCGCTACCCATCATACTAAATGGTTGGCAAGGGAAGCCGCCAATCAACACATCATAATCGGGTATTTCCTCCAGCGGAATAGCGTTAATATCACCATGGACAATCGGTGAATCAAAATTAGCTTTATATGTTTGCACCGCATATTTATCAAAGTCATTTGCCCAGATTACATCAAAACCCGCTTGTTCAAATCCCTGGTCTAAGCCACCAATGCCACTGAAAAGGGAGACGATTTTCATCTGACAACACCTCCATTTTCAGTTTGCATATCTTTTATGTATTGCCGGATCCAGCAGCCAATTTCAACAGAGGCGGTTTTCCCTTCACTGGCAATGATTTTCATGAATTCTTCCTTGATTGCCGGCTCGATAACCACTTCGATCTTTGCAGTCTTTTTTCTACCAGCCGGACGTCCGCAAGGGGAAGGCGATTGTTTCATACGCTTCTCTCCTATATTTACCATGATCTTATTTAGATTATATCATATTTTTATCATGGTGTAAAGTCTTTTTTTGATATTTCATGTCGAAATCTGAACTCTAGATTACCATCTCGGTGAATGATAACGGAGTCAACCGAAGCCATAAATAACCGATCATCAAATTCTGAAATAGGACAATCCCGTTCCATCAACTCAAACATAAATCCTCCGATGGCATCCGCTTTCGCTTCGCGTTCTGACTTAATGGTTCTGAGTTCTTTCATGCGGCTCTGGGCGATTTCATAACGTTTAACATAACTATTGTACCGATCTGCATATTCTGCTTGGCTTTGTTCCACTCTTGAATTCTCCTCAATGCAGTTTCTTATTAGCCCGGAAATAATGTCCATTTCTTGACTAAGCACAAGGAGTTCCGCATCGATCTCTGAAGAATCTGCAAGAGCAGACTGAATAAAACGGCAATTATCTAGGAGAGATTCCTTATCGCAAAATTGGGCATTAAATGCTAGAAGGAACTGTTCTTTGATTGTGTTCTCATTAATTGCTGGAGTGAGACACTTATGAGCGCCATCAAATTTGTGATTGCATCGCCATACTGTTCTGCGATATTTATCGTTGGAATGCCACACTTTTGATCCAAAAAACTCGCCGCAATCTCCACAGATTATACGCGAAGAAAAGATGCTGCTACCGCTGTATTTTTTGCCGAGTGCTTTTCTACGCTTGATCTCCATTTGAACCATTTGCCACTCCTCGGGATCAATGATAGGAGGGTGGCTGTTTTCTACATAGTACTGCGGAACCTCACCTTCATTTATTTTTTGCTTTTTGGTAAGGAAATCGACAGTGAAGCGTTTTTGAAGCAACGCCTCTCCTTTGTATTTTTCGTTTGTTAGGATGCTTTCGATAGTGGTAGCTTGCCAGGTTGTTTTACCACCAGGAGTCATAACGCCCTCTTGCGTGAGGATCTGCGCGATACCGCCGGGAGTCTTGCCGCGTATAAAAAGTGAGTAAATCCTCCGAACAATTTCAGCCTCTTCGGGAATTATTTCGGGCAGGTCATCAGCTCCTTTCCGATATCCCAGAAAACGCTTATATGGTAATTTAACTTTGCCATCCGAGAATCGTTTTCGTTGTCCCCAGGTAACATTTTCAGAAAGGGATCGACTTTCTTCCTGCGCTAATGAAGACATAATGGTTATAAGCAATTCTCCTTTACTGTCCAGAGTGTATATGTTTTCCTTTTCAAAAAAGACCTCAACACCCTTTTCTTTTAGTTTGCGAACGGTTGTGAGGCTATCTACTGTATTTCGGGCGAATCGGCTGACCGATTTTGTGACGATCAGATCAATTTTTCCAGCCAAGGCATCGGCGATCATGCGATTGAACCCTTCTCGCTTTTTGGTGTTGAGTGCAGATATACCCTCGTCGGTATATACCTCTACAAAGGTCCAATTCGGATGGCTACAAATATAGTTTGTATAATAATCCACCTGCGCTTCGTAACTGGTATATTGTTCATCACTGTCTGTAGAAACTCTAGCATAACCAGCAACACGTCGTTTGCTCGTGGTAGATTTGGGAGATCGTGTGTGCAAATTTAGGGTGGCGGGTATTACAGTAACATTTTTAGCTGTTGCCATTCTGCTGATTCCTTTCTCTCGTTTTCTTTCCTGCGGCGGCTCGCATCTCCACAGTCCAGCTTTCGCTTCTGGAGCGGTCTAGCCATCGTTTAACGGTTGTTTTTCCGTTTGCCAGGGTGAATACTAAGGTGTTGTTCTTGTCGGCTATAATTGCCGTTATTTCATCAATAGCGGCAACCCCGCCAGCGACCTCCATTAAGGTGGATTCGGGGATTGCCTTTGATGGGCAGACGCTTTTGCCGAGAGTGTTATAAGTGGCGCAGATCCAAACTGGTCCCGTCCGCGTTACCTTTCTTCGGTAATGCTTCCCGCATCCAGCGCAGGTGATGAGTCCCGAAAAGGGATATTCTGTTTTGGCCTGCGGTTTAGCAAACCGCTCTGCGCGTCTGGCCATTTCCAATTGAACCGAGTTATAGGTACCGATATCGATGATCGGCTCATGGGTATTTTCTGCGTGATATTGAGGGAGTTCACCTCGGTTGACAAGAGTTCGCTTTGTGAGGTGATTTTCGCGGAATTTGGTTTGGAGCAGAAGATTGCCCGTATAGGCATAATTGCGAAGAATTCTGCTCACCGCACTTTGGTGCCATATGCAACCTTGCTGTGTGAGTACTCCTTCTTTGTTTAACCGTTTCATAATGGCAGCAACACCCTTGCCATCAAGGTAGTCACGAAAGATGGAACGCACCACCTCAGCCTCTTCGGGGACGATGACATATTTTTCGCCATCGTACCGGTAACCCATCATGAAACCTCGCCAGGGTTTGCCATTTTGAAAGTTCTGTCGGACTCTCCATTTTTGATTTTCGCTGGCTGAGAGGCTTTCCTCTTGAGCATAACTCGCAAGGATCGTAAGCATTAGTTCGCCATCAGAAGTTACTGAGTGTATATTCTGCTCTTCAAAATATACATCCACTCCGAGAAGCTTTAACTCTCTTATTGTTTCCAAAAGGGTTACCGTGTTTCTTGCAAAGCGAGAAACGGATTTTGTTATTATCATATCTACTTTCCCGTTCCTGCAGTCTCCGAGGAGCCTTTGAAAACTATCTCGATTTTCTTTGGTACCAGTCATCGCCTCATCTGCATATACCCCGACATACTTCCAGCCACTGTGATTTTGTATCATTTGGCTATAGTAGCTGACCTGCGCCGAAAGGGAGTGGAGCATCGCATCCTTGCCGGAGGATACTCTGGCATATGCTGCTACCTTAGTTAGAGAAGGCTGTTTTGGCGCATTAAACTGCACCTGCCTAATTGTCCGTCCCATAAAACCACCTCCTATGTATCAATATGGGAGTACCATATATTCGCTCTAAAGCCACCATATATCAAGTCTTATGTGGAGAATATACTACACAAAGATAAGTTAAATCGTTTGAACACTATGGTCTATTTAGCTTCCGTTATTTCGCAAGTATCTGCTCCTTTCAAAAATGCCGGGAGAGCAGTGGACGCTCACCCTCCCGGCATAAACCTTACTCGGCGATCTGAATAACCTTGATCGCTTCGGGACGGATCAGCTTTCCATCCAGATGTTCATAGCCCAGAAAACCTACCTGCTGGTGAAGCGCATACAGTTCCTCCATAATCTTGGCCGTAAAACGAACACGCTGGACGATCCAGTAGTAGCTGAAGTCACCGAAAGCGATAGGCTTCGCTCCAGCATCTGCATTCGGCATGGCGTTGCAGATCACCACCGGCTTGCCCAGAATCGTATCGTTGGCGTGGTTCCAGATGTAGTTGCCATCAGCGTCCTTGAGGGTACGAAGAGCAAGTGCTGTTTCATCGTTCATCATCCACACACCGCTCTTGCGATATTCCTTCTTCACGGAGAAGTACAAGCCGATAACATCGTCATAGGTGATGGCGGTAGTGTTTACACCGACCTCCGCGCCACCTTCTGCAGCAAGGATACCCGTAGGAGTTTTCTTTCCATCGCCATTGACAAAGGCTTCTTCCTCGGTGTGGCCCATGCGCTTGGCAAAGGAATCGACCAGGTATCGCTGGATGTTGAACCCGGTGTCGGTAAGGAAATCCTCGTGGATGCGGATGATCGTGCCGAGGCGATGCGCGTGAATCGGCAGCTTCTTAAAATCGTCCACGCCATCGTAATAGGTGTCAAGGGAACCATCGCCCAGCCAGGTTGCGATGTCCTCGGCATCGCAGGTGAAGATGGTACGGTCGCTGCCGGGTGCGTTCACGATGGTTGCCAGAGATCGGAACACATTCTCGTTTCTCATCGCTGCCATAAACTGTTTACCTTGGGCGGTAGGCAGCGCATAGCTGTTGGTCATTCTGTGTCTGCCCTGGGACAGACCATTGTAGGTGGGGTTCTTACGCTTCATGGCATCCCAGAAGCTTCTTTCATATTCGGTTGAATTGATGTGATACATTTTCTTTCCTCCAATTTGTTAGTTACAGTTCTCGCAGGCATATTCGCCCAGGAGATGATCAGATTTGTACGGAACGACTTGTGCCATTGCTTTACCGCACATAGGGCAATGGATATGGTACTGGTCGGGATCTCCGTCAAGCGGTTTCATGGACAGCAAGGTGTATCGATACGGCGCTATTTCTGCTAGAGCAAAGTTGCACTTGCCCAGCGCATCTGCGATACGGCTCGCCGGAAACAAGGGGATCTTATTAAAGCCACTGCTGTCGGTGTCGACCAAGGGATAATACTTGCTCATTGGGACTTCCTCCTTTGCAAAGCTGCATATCTGCGGCGGCACCGCCAAGCCCGGTAACCAGTAATGCCGTAATACTCCACGGCAGCGGTGAGCATATTCTCCAGGCTGCTATACCACAGAGATGCAGCACCGCACTGCAGATTGAAATGCTTATCCTTTCGTTCATCCTTGGGAATGAGCAGTACAACGGCATCCTTACCCATTCTGGGAATTACAGCAAGCAGATGGAATGTCCCGAAATCGACGTGGCCGCGCAGGTGCTTGTCCAGGTATCGAGCTATTCGGAACATCACTTGCGACCTCTCTTTTTCAGTCGCTTGCCAGATAGATCACAGAAGCGCTCGCGGCAGTAATCCATAGCCTCGGCATAGGTACCGAAGTAGATGCAGGAGAAACCGTGCTGCACTCTCCAGATGCCCAGATCGGGGTCGGCGCTCTGGGAGATGGTCACAGGTTTGCCGCTCATGGTCTGGAGCAGAAAGTGGCATATATACTCGCCACCAGAAAATGTGTCGATGTCGTTGACAGACAGCTTGGTTTTCTTGTTGTAAAACAGTCTGAATTTCATATAAATTCCTCCATTGATTTTGATTGGGGCTATTACCCCGTTTGAAATTGCGATTTTGTGTGCGAGATCCCACGCCCGTTGCACGGGCAAAAGGTCGTAGAGATTTGATCCCCCCCTAGGGGAGCTACATTGCTGGTTGCGATCCACCTCCTTCATCCGTTTTTTTGTTTGCCATACTCACCACCTCCTCACAGGTAGGCCACGAGAATGGCAAAAGTTAACCCCCTCACTGCGAAAAAAGTTTGTTCCAAGATACAAAAAATCCCTATATACGCGCAAATGCGTATATAGGGATGAAACTACTTCCTATTTCTTATACTTTCATTTTATTACTTGTTTTTTAGGAACACAGGAACAAGTGTCATAAACCCTTGATAACACTAGTGTTCCTGCGTTCCCAATGGTCTGTACCCAAAGATTCCGTCCGGGAACAGCGGTTGTACCTGGTCCGGAACATTCCTTGGGAACACTGCCAGGTACAACTGTTGAGAACAGGAGATTGAAAACTATTGATTTCCTATCTTTAACCGACAATCGCACAACTTTGCGAAAGAATATTGTAAATGCGGAATTCTTGTGATATAATATTCTTATACAAAATATGGAGGTACTTTATGGCCGTTTCATATAACAAGCTGTGGAAGCTTCTGGTCGATAAAAAGATGAGCAAAGCCGATCTGCGAAAGGCGGCAGATGTTGCTCCCAATACAATGACAAAACTGCGCCGGGATGAGCCGGTCACCCTTGCGATCCTCGGAAAGATTTGTAATGTCCTGGAATGCGATTACGGCGATATTATGACCTATGTCCCCGATTCAGAATTAACTGAATAGTAAACCCCTCTGTTAATTGTACGAAAATTGGAGGGAAAAGCCGCATGAGCAAAAAATAAATAATAATTAAAAAGGACGAGCAGTTCAAAACTAGCAATGAGCTTGACGAATGTTCGTACAAAGAATTGAAAACGGCGTCTGAATCCCTCGATGCGTTTGATACACTTGCTTTTTTAGGAAACAGCTATATTAAAGCAAAAGAGGATTTTCTTGCATATGATTTCACACAGTTTAATGTACGAGAAATCGATATGTTCAACATGTTTCTCAATGCGCTCGAGTCCATGTCAACCAATCGCAATTTATGGGAAGCATATCTCAAACGAAATTATGAAAATGATATTTTTATTTACCCGCCCCAACACGGCAAAGGAAGAAGAAAATCTTGTTTTGGGTTAAAAGATTCCGAATTTTATGACAGATGCATCGAATTTGTTGTGTCGAAAGTTCTAAGAGATATGATTGCCCACCACAGCAAACCGTATTCAGAAATAATCTACGACGACGATTTGCGTAGAAGGTTTATAGTTACCAGAGAGGATCTTCTTAATCTTGGACGCCCTAATGCATCTGCGACAGAATATATATCCAACAACCAAAATGATTACTACGATGTTGTCGAAGTAATAAAGCGGGCATTTGAGATTACTGAGGAAATCAATTTATATATTTTTAACTTACTCGTAAAAAAAGAGTGGGATCGCTTTATATCAGCACGATATACCATAAGAAGTTATATTGGAGTTGATTGGCAGGGAGCATATCTTGTTCAACCAGATCCGAGATATCCTGAAAGCCATCTTCTATATCTATCCCAAACGAATATTTCAAAAAATGCTATGAATGCGATTTGCTCAATTGCAGCTCGAATCATGATGCATTCAGAAATCTGATATATAACAACCAAAGAAGGTGAAAATATGCGTAATTTGAGGTCCTACTATTCTGCGACGATTGCGGAGTTTATACGGCAATCGAGTAGCGAAATAATTGGTATCATCCACTCTAACGATATTTCAGCGGAGACGACGATCCAGCAAAGCAACACTTGGGAGTCTGAGGTACAGATTCTCAAGGATCAGTTGCGCTCTTTTTCGGATGGTAGGATCATTTTCGAATACACCATCCCCAGAATGGGTAAACGCGTAGACGCAGTGGTGCTTTATAAAAATATCGTTTTTCTCCTGGAGTTCAAGTGTGGCGATACGGAATACCGCCAGTCTACATACGATCAGGTATATGACTATGCTCTGGATCTGCGCAACTTCCAGAAGGAAAGTCACGATAAAATGTTGGTACCAATCATGGTATCCACAAAAGCTCCGCGTTATCAGAATGTTCTTACTGTACGTGACCGCATTGTGGAGCCTATTCGTTGTAATGCGCAGAATTTGGGCATTGCAATTGATCATATTGCCCAGCAATATCAGGAGCCAGCTTTTGACTACGTTGCGTGGGAGAATTCGGAGTACCTTCCGACTCCTACAATTGTTGAAGCGGCGCAGGCATTGTATCGTGGGCACAACGTTCATGATATTACTCGCAGCGATGCTGGAGCGGAAAATCTGACGGTCACCACCGATGAAATTAACCGTATCATCGAGCACAGCAAAGTGAATGGCCGAAAATCCATTTGCTTTGTAACAGGTGTGCCAGGCGCGGGTAAAACGCTAGTCGGTTTGA